TAAATCAGGAAACTTTGATGATGCTACTGGAAAGTTTGATGAGGGTGATGGAGTTAAATCTGTTGGCTCTTATGTATTTGCTAATCAAATATCTTTAAGTGCTAAATATCAAGGTAGAGTTTCCGCTGATGTTATTACTGAGCAATTAGATTATGCAGGTAATTTTGACGATCTTCCAATAGCCTTTGACGCTGTCGCAGGATTATTTGATAATGCTTCATCTGACCCAGACTTTGATGTTAAAATGTTTATTTCAACTTCAGATGATAACTCAACCTATACAGGGTTTACTCGTTTCTTTGATGGTAATTATGAATTTAGATACGCTAAGTTTAAATTACAATTAGAAAGTAATGTATCATCTACCACGCCTAGAATTACTGAATGTAAAGTTAATTTAGAAATGATGGATAGGGTAGATAGAGGTGCCAATATTGCAAGTGGTGCAGGAACTAAAGCAGTAACATTTAACACAGCTTTTTATGAAGAGCCAAGTGTAGTTATCCTTGCTCAAAATGCAGCACAGAATATACAAACAGCAGTTACTAGTAAATCGGCAACAGGATTTAGTGTAACCTTTACTAATGCAGGTGGATCAGCACAAGATATAACCTTTGATTATGTTGCTAACGGACAAGGTAGAGCAATTTAATTGCCAAACAAAACGAATAATAGTATAAACAGGAGAATATATGAGCCAACACGATTATAACATAGCCAACGCTACATTTCCAAATGTTAGGACAGACATAAATAATGCTTTGGGTGCAATAGCAACTAATAATTCGGGTGATTCAGCACCAAGCACGACATACGCCAATCAATTTTGGTATGAAACGGACACTAATAAATTGTACATACGCAACGAGGACAATGATGCGTGGATTCACATACTCACTTTAAATCAAACCAATGACACAGTTGCAAGTGTTGAGGGTGCAAGTACTTTTGCAGGTATTGACGATCAATCATCTTCTAATGACGATCAAATAACAATTACCGATAGTGCTGTTATCATAAATGAAGATTCAGACGATTTAGACACAAGAATAGAATCTAATGGTAATGCTAATATGTTATTTGTTGATGGTGGAAATGATCATATAAACATAGGTACTGCTACTGACTTAGGTGGTGTATTAAATGTTGCTGGTACAGCTGTTATTCAAACTGCTGATAACTCAGACACACTTTCTTTAATATCAACTGATGCTGATGCAACTTCTGGTCCTAATTTAAGATTGTTTAGAAACTCTAGTTCACCAGCTGATGGTGATGATATTGGTAAAATAATTTTTTCTGCTGAAAATGATGCTAGTGAAGAAATTGATTACATAACAATTCGTGGTGATTTAACTGATGTTACTGATGGTACTGAAGATGGTGTATTAAAAATTGCTGGTTTAATAGGTGGTGCAGTAAAAGAGTTTGCAAGATTTGGAGATGGAGTAGGTGTTGTATTTAACGAAGAAAGTAATGCAGCAAATGACTTCCGTATAGAATCTGATGCCTTGTCACACGCTTTCTTTCTTGATGGAGGTACTGATCATATTTCAATAGGTAATTCTTCGACTTCTCTTTACACATTAGATATAAAACAGAATTCAGACTTTACTGGCTCTAGTAGTGATACTGCTAATGAAGCACCACTTAGAGTTTGGAGTACACATAGTAATGGTAGAGGTGCTATTGCAATAGGTGGTAACAACAACAATGGTATTTTCAATAAAGGTACAAGTGATTTAGTTATACAAGGTTATAATGCCATTACATTTGATTGTTCTCAAACCAATGATGATAAGTTTGGCACTAAAACAGAAAGATTTGCTATAAGCAATGTAGGTAAATTATCTACTGGTGCTGAAACTGATCCTGATATTGATCCGGGTGGAATTACTTTAGATCAAAATGCAGGTGATGGTTACATCAAAACTTTCAAATCTTCTGATATTGCACACGGATTTACTGGTCTTGCTGAAACAGATTCTTTTGCTACTTTTGGTAAAGCATCAGGCACAGATGGTGGTTTAACTATACAAGGTTTTCACGAAGGTCAAGGCTTTGGTCTTCAACTGATTGCTCATTGTAAAACTGCTGGATTTACAAATAGTAATTCAACTGGATATGGTCATCTTGATTTTATAGCAAGAGGTAGTAATGGCTCTACTGGTGATGCCGCTTTAGAAGATAATGAAAATTGTATGAGTGTTAGAAATGGTGGCAATGTTAAATTTATTGTTAAAGGTGATGGTGATCTTTTTGCAGACGGTACTTTAAGTGCTTATGATACTTATGAAGATGCTCAATTAGTTAGAGCTTTTGATTTATCACACGGAAAAGGTGTTATTGATTCTACTTTTGATAAGTATGTTAAATACAATCACGAAACATTAGCTAATGCTAATCTAGTTGGTAGAGAAGAAGATGGTACACCAAATCACTTTATAAATGTAACTGGTATGCAACGACTTCACAATGGTGCTATTTGGCAACAATATGAGAAAACTGAAAGACTGACACAAGCAATGTATGAACTTGCTAAAGTAGCAGTTGGTGAAGAAAAAGCCAATGAGATACTAAAACAAAACGAAATTAAATTATTAAACTAAGGAGAAACAAATGGCAATAACAGCAAATATGACAACTCACGATGGCATAGCATTAACCAGTGCTTATGTTAGAGTTACTTCTGCATATGTTAAAAAAATGGGTAGTGATTGGAAACTAGTCTATGATGTTGAAATCTACAAAGACAAGGCAACTCGCGATGATGAAGCAACAGAGCAATCTATGCGTATTAACAATCAACACTTGCAACACTTTAAGATTGATTATGATATCGCAACATCAACTAATCCAGTAGCTTTAGCTTACGCAGATTTAAAATCAAATGATAATTTGTCTAATATAAAAGACGCATAGGAGTTATATGGAAGATCAACTAAAACAAACAGTACAAGATTTAATTAATATCATTAACGAAAAAGAAATGATGATTACTAATTTAAAACTTAACAATCAATCTCTTTTAAGAGAAATACAAAACTTAAAAGGGGAAGAAGTTGATGCCAACGCAGAGCCAAAAGAATAGTGAAACTCTTATTCGATTGGAAAGTCGAATAGAAACTATTGAAAAAAATCATCTTAGACATATTGAGATTGATATTAACGAAATAAAAAACAACTTAAAAAACTTATGGAAAGTAATAGGCGTATTGTGCTTTATGTTCACAATCGTATTTGCTGAAACAGTAAAAACATTTATAGATCTTATAACACTCTAAGGAGGTTAAAATGGAGAAATGTATATTGGTTATTTCTGACCAACACATACCACACCACCACCAAGATATGATCCCTTTCTTAACAGCGATTAAGAAAAAATATAAACCCACACGCATTATTAATATTGGTGATGAGATAGATGGACACGCAATTAGTTATCACAGCCCAAACCCAGATCTTGCGTCAGCAGGTGATGAACTTAAAAAATCATTAGAAACTATCCACGAACTTGAGGAGTTATTTCCTAAGATGGATTTAGTCCATTCTAATCACGGAAGTTTAATTTTTAGAAAAGCCTTAACTCACGGTTTACCTAAAGCCTTTATCAAAGATTACAATGAGTTTTTACAAGTTGGCAAAGGTTGGAAATGGCACGAAGATATTGTAATTAAAGCAAGTAACGGACAGGATATATATTTCTGTCACGGAAAGACTGCTAATATTCTGAAACTTGGTCAACAGTACGGAATGAATGTAGTGCAAGGGCATTTTCATACGAAATTTTCCATTAATTTTTGGGGAAATCCTAATGCTTTGCATTGGTCACTTCAGGTGGGGTGCTTAATAGACAAGGACAGTTTGGCTTACGAGTACAATAAACTATTTAAAGACAGACCAATAATTGGTACAGGAATTATTATTGAGGGCTTACCTTATTTATTACCAATGGTCTTGAATAAAGGCGGAAGATGGAATAAAGTTGTGCCTTAATGAGTGCTTTTAAAAAACAAGTAGCAGGTAAACACTACCTCAACTTTAAAATACAACCAATGGATTTTTTTATACAAAATAATATTTCTAAAATAGACGGAGATATTATTCAGTATGTCATAAGAGAAAAAGGTGATCCCATTGAAAATATAGACAAAGCTATTC